GCCGAAAGCGTCTTCATCCCCGGCCAATTCGAGCATTTCATCATAGTCATACCCCATTGAAACTAATTCGGAGACAGTCAAATAACGTCTATGTCCGCAAATAGTGAATTCATCTTCTCCCAGGCCTTTGGCGCGGCGATCAATTATGAATTCTTCTGGAGGCAATGCCTCAATCGTTATTTTACCGTCAATTGTGAGACGGCGAATCACAACGTCGTGCAACATCGGGACTTCCATGTCCGGTTGTGGCGCGGGCTGCGGTCCGCCGGGAGAGACCTGTTGTGGAGGTTGTGGAGGCGGTGGAGGCGGTGGAACAAAATCTGGATCCGGGTATGATTCTAAAGATGAGCCTTCGATGTCTGGATCCGACATTAATGCTTGTAAACTCTGATCGTCTAGCCCCGTATACTCTTCGTGCTCTACCTCCTCTCTACTAACCCAGTCAACTTTGGCAACTCCAATTCTTTTGACCAAAGCATCTCGGAAGATGTTGTAAAAAGTAGAAAACCCCTCGTTGTCCTGGTTAAGAACAACCTGGTTTACAAAATCTGTGGCTTGTTCGCATACGGCCACATCTTCAGGACCGCGAGGTTGGAATTCGACTACTTTCTCTGATCCGAAGAAAGTTCGCATAATTTGTGGCATCATTAGCGCCACAGTATCGCGGACTGATCTATCAACTACTTGGCTGCGCCCGTCTTCTTCGTTGCCAAATGGCCGCCCCTGGTAATAGTCATTTGCCTGGTTTCGGTCAAGAGCTTCGGTCTGGTCAATGTAGTCCTGGGCATCTTCAATAAGCCCTGCAACCAAAGATTCGAGCTCTACCTCGTCCATTGGCTCATCGCCAGCTAACTCTATCTGCTCCGCTTCTAATTCTGCTGTTTGTTGCCGAATCTCGGCGTCAGTGAGGGCCATGTATTATGCGTGTATATTATTGGTAATTGGTAAAGTGGTATGACCAATTTATATATAGAGGCACATTAACTCGTAGTCAACTTATAATCAAGCTATTTAATAGGAGGTTGAAGAAAGGTTGAAGAAAGGTTGATGTTAAGGGGGAAACCTTCATGTTTCCTTCATGTTTCCTACATGTTTCCTTTCTTTTTACCAGCAAAAGGTTCATGTTAGGTTCATGTTAGGTTCATTTTACACTATTCCGGGGAGTTCTCGGATTAGAGGCTTGTTCCAGGCGATTCCCTTCCTGGTTGCATAGGAAGCAAAAGTTAATATTAATGCGTCTGCTGCATCGGGGCTTGCGTTATTTCCAAGGCGGCGGCGGATATCATCCTTGGACTCCACTTTTACTTTGCCAGTGGAAGAAAAACTGTAGCGTACAGAACAGAGCTCTGCGATTAGCTGCTCGTCATTGGGGATGACTACATCAAGACCCTCAAACCATAATTTGCATGATTCCCACAACTCGGAGCGGAGGTTGAGATGCTGCCCCTTTATAGAGGGAGCTTCCGAGACATTGACACCGCGGCAATCTATACCGTCGGATAACAACTTATCCACAACCCCCGCGCCGATTCCTATCGAATCCACACAAACATCACCAATCTCGTACTTCTTCTTCTTGAGTGCGTCAATTTCTGACCTGACCCACCCGGCTACTTGCATAGTGTCGAGCCCGCGCTTTGTCTTGACTAGACCCAATAGTGTATTCCCCTGGCGGAGACAAATCGCAGATGAGTCTTGGCCGAACCTCGCCACGTCCACACCAATCGTTACTGGGCCACCAACCGGATCTACTTTCCGGTCAACCGACTTCTCAACTAAATGCCTGGGAATAATACTATCTTCATCTGCCTCCGGGAAGAGGCCCATAACCCTGACGCGCCATTGATTGGAATTTTCACTATACCTGGCCTTGATCTCCTCAACAAACTCCTTCGAGACTCTCTTGGAATCTAAACAGGAAACCCGCCGGGTCTCCCAGTCCCGAGCAAATTTATGATGGGTGTCGTAAAAGAATCCTGTAGCCCTGGTCCCGTTGCCTAATAATAAAATCGAAGCGTGTTCGCCAGATTGAGATGATGCTGCACTCTCGAATATCTCCGCAGGAATAGCAGAACTTTCGTCGCAAACTAAAAGTACGTTCTCACTATGAATTCCAGCTAAAGTCTCGGGATTTTCTTTGGCTGCAACGCGGAAAGAAATAAAACTTTCATTAGGTGCAGCCCTTAGTCTTATTTGCTCGGAAAGCACATCCAGTTGATCTCGGATCACTCCTGGAAGAACGGTTATCCATGCGCGGACCTCTGAACCTAATGCATCATGTAATTGGGAGTGTGAAGGGGCTGATATTATACACTTTTGTGGGAACCGGAAGATCATATGCCACAATGCTACCCATGAGGCACAGCAAGATTTGCCGATTCCATGTCCGCTGACTATTGAGATCTTACGGCGCTGCGAGTCATACTTACCAACGCCAGCAATCATGTCCAATACATCTGCTTGCCAATCATCTGGAGTTGCTCCCAGGATCTCCTGGACAAATAGACGCGGGTCATTTACATATCTCTTCTGGAACTTCTCAAGGGTGGATGCTAATTCATTATTTTTCATTATTCAAATCCGTCAAGTGTTGACAATGCTCGATTAACGAGCTCTTTTCTCTCGATATTTTGTAAGTGCTTCCACTGACCAGAATTTTCTTCTCGCCAATAAAAGGGAGCTCTCTGGATATCATTGATGACCTCTTCAATCTCTGACTCACTGGTCCAAAATCTACATTCGTTATACAAATCCATTGTGTTAGTGGCGGCTCTGAGATGCAACTACTTTGCGAGTCAGGTTAACCGCGTTTGGTTGAAAGATCTTGAGTCGCCACTTTTTTTAATAAAAAATTTTGAAAAATTAGAGAAGGCGTGTGTTCACCCTGCTCTCGAGCCCGCCCCCAACATTTCGCGAAGGGGGGCTAAAATAACCTCGAAATTGGTCATACCAATCGTATTTGCCGGACAGTGACGCAAACAAGCCAGTGATTGCAAGGGATCCCGCGATAATGTTCAATAATGACATTACTGAACACTTTTATATGTACGATAATGACACAAATCGAACATATAAACTTTATCACTCATCATCATCCGGGTTAATCACCTTGGGTTCACGCTTTAGCATGAGGTCCTTGAGTTGGTCCAGGTATACTTCGGTAACATCCTGCACCTTGATGTCTGCCTGTACCTTCTGCAAGTCTCCCCAGATCTTGCTGTCCATGCGTGAAGCCAGCCATTGCCTGGCTTGTAGCGATACCGAGGCCCGTTTTGGATCCAACTCTCCGGACTCGACGCGGTTGGCGATGTCTTCCATGCGTTCGGCGTGGACCGATGCTCGAGCCTCGCGTGCGCGTCCGAGCCGGGCCGTGAGCTCAGCCGACCTTCGCATCCTTCCTTGCACGACATTGTAAGGGATATCTTCCACCTGGCAGTATTCCATCAAGGCAACGCCAGAAGCAATGGTGTCGAATATCTTATCCCAGAACTCTGGTGTTTCCATCTCCTTTGCCACTCGTATCTTCCTCAGTCCTTTCTTACTTTTAATAACTGGTTCTTTCCTTGGCATTCTATCCTTTCAATATCGTTAGGTGTAACAGGTGTAATAGGTGTAACTGCTTAAAAGTGCTTCTAGCCCAGTGATACCATAGTCTCGGGGGCATATAGATGTATAAGTGTATGGGACACCCTATATATCCTTCCCTAAAAGAGGTCTCTCACGTACGTTTAGTATATAAAGGGTATATATATATATATTACATCTATTATTAACTAGACTAGACTAGCTCTGCCTTTGCTGGGTGTACGACATAATGATAAGTGTTACACCTGTTCAACAAACCATATTAACGATGGCTTATGACTCACACCTATCACCCTCTGCTCTTTGTTAATGAGCTCTGACTCATAAAGATCCTCAAGCAATGCTTTCCTATGCAGCCTGGACTTTAGGAACCGTGTTCTTTGGACTAGGTCTTTCATCGTTATCCCCTTTGGTCCACAGTCTCGTATCAACGTCTCAACTCTCTTGCTCTCCCTCTCATACTCATTATCGGACAAGTTCTCTCCTATGGACACACAAGCATTTTTAACCAGGACATCAGTAAGTAAGCATCCATACTCAGCATCCTCCGCAGTTATATCAGTGAACCTGGATCCTGCCAGGATTAGAGCAAACTTCTTAGCAGTCTCTGCTGCCCTGCACCACATCGATGATGTATCTGCTCCCAGGTCAGACAGTCTCAGTGTTTCCTTTTGGAACTTACGGAATATAACT